TAGCATAAATATGTACAAGTCCTCCTAGACCCTGTGCATGCTTAGCAAAGTCTCTGCCTGCAGCCCCAGTACCAGCCCCAGCTCTAGCTGAACGGAATGCTTCCCTATCTCCTCCTGAGCCTGTTGGTCCTTTTTCAGCAGATATTACGGCATTTAAAGCAGCTTTAGAGGCTTTGAGTTCCTTGTTAAATGCCCTTCCTTGAGCATTTAATTTTTTAAGAGCAGCTTCTGCTTCTTTAGCATCTAAATTAACTTGTGCACCAATTTTTATAGTATCAACCATGTAATAATCCTTATTATAGTTTGTAGTACTATTTTATAATACTACAAAGTATAAAACTCCAAATACTTATGCAGTAGTTGGAGTTTTATTTTTTGGTTTAGAGCTAGATATCTGTTTGCTTCTAGCCGAATCAATCAAATTTACTAACTCTAACACTATTTTTCTATCTTCTAATTCGATTTTTAATATATCAAATATATCAGATATACCTGAGAAATTCTTACCCAAGTATACCCCATTCATACCTTCCCATATATCCTGTAGATAACTATATACAAAAAAGGCAATTTGTAAAATATCTGGAAAGTCAGTGAGTTCAATGGGTATCTCCTCTTCTAAAGGCTCACTGTCCATTGCCTCACAAATTTCAAAATATCTTTCTTTAGTTATACCAGCTGAACTATTTTTAAAGTAAAAGTCTAATTTATCAATTAAACTATTCAGCTGGTCTTGGTAAAAGCCTGTAAATCAGAAATTGTTTCACTAATAAAGGCGTCGAATTCAGTTGAGTTCTTCATTAATAGTAGTGCATTTTCTACACTAAAGTCAAGACATGCTTCCATATCCTTAACCTTTGATAGGTCTACTAGAACTAATTCATTAAGATATTTATATTTAAGTCCAAACCATCCTTTAACTACAGCATCTACATATAGTTTTAAGAATAATTCTTCATTAAATTCATCAGAAGGCTGTCTATTTTTAAAGACTATCTTCGTAGCCTTCTTTCTAATTTTTATTAATTCTTCCCTAGAAAGGAAGGCTAATTTAACTTTGAATCCATCTAAGCCTGGGTAGTCTACCTCTATTTCTTTAGATGGCACTAATAGACTATTAAGAGTAAGTTCACTCATTTGATACAATTCCTTTATTATTATTATTATCTAAATAATACTATATTAAGCTGCATAGTATCTTACGTTTAATTCGTTAGTTTCAGCCATATTATATGCAGCTGTTGCATTTGTTGAACCTAGAGGGTCAAAAGCTTGTGCTGTAAAGTTAATAGAGGTTGAAACAATATCTTGAACATCAACAGTGGGTACCTGTAGCATAGTAGCTGGCATATCTAGTGATACTTTAACTGTATTAGTAATACCGCCAATATCCATTGTTACTGAATAAGTATTTTCTGTTGAACTTCCTGCACCAGTTAAAATATCTTTTAATAGTGTGCTACTTTCATTAGTTCCGGTCTTTAAATATGCATTAATAGTACCTGATACTGACCTAGCCCCTAATGAATAACCGATTGGTATATTAACTGTTCCAAGTACTTGTGGAGTTAGGTAAGTAATATTATTAGAAATACTTACATTTCCACCAGTAATAGGTATTGTATAGCTTGTTCCAGTACCATCAAATCCTTGTACAACAGTTAAAGTACTTAATTTATTAGTTATAAATTTAGCCGTAGTAGATGGGGCTGTAATTGCAGCAAATCCTGTAGATGTTATTAAAGCTGCACTAGTAATTGCAAGGTCTCTAACCTGACTTCCTTTTCCTGACCAAGCAACCTGAGCAATAGCATCAATACCAAAATCAATATCTGCCTTATCAATAACAGCATTATCTACAGCATAGAAGATATTATCAACCCTAAATACTAAGCCACATAATTGGAGTGAATTAGAATTAGAATTAGCTGTAGTTATTACTGAATATGCTGTGCTTCCTTCAAACCATTGACCTGTACCTGCAACACCACCAGTAGCTGTAACTGCATCAGTTGTTTTTAAGTATGGGTTTGTGAAGGTAATGGTTGTTGAAGCAGTACTTAAAACTTTAAATGTACCATCAAAAGCTGCTACGCTTGTTCCTATAAAGTTTACATAGTCATTAACTGCAAATTGAGAACCGAAACCTGCTGCTCCAGTAGCTGTACATAGTCCAGTAGTAGTGGCAGTTCTTGATATTCCAGTAACAGTTATATTAGTAGAAGTACTAATAGCCTTACTTCCATTAAGGGCATTCCATAAGTACTTTTCAGTACATATTACTTTTCCGCCGGATAATTCAGGTCTTATATATGTGGCGAAGTTCCAGTCCACAGGTGCTAATTCTGTATTAAAAGACCTTTGACCTCTAGAAGGTGTTACTCCTGCTTCATTAGCTTGTATAGTTTGTTGATTAGTAGCTTGACTAAACTTATATCCATCAAGGACTGCAATTTCCCAAGTATTTGAGTTAGTAAACCCAGAACTAGCTACTACGCCTGTATTAGCTGCTACATTAGTAGTAAAGTATACCTTGGTGTTACGTGATAAATTAAGTGCCATATGGCTCTCCTATTTAATTTTAGTAGTTATGTATCTAACTAAACAATTGTTTGTATTGTACATTCTACTGGTTGAGGTAATAAATACCTATAAAACTTGATATCTTACTGTTATACTTACTTCCCCTACCGCATAAGGGAGCAACAGCCCTTCATCAGTTACTATTGAATTTATATAAATATCAGTGGTTTCCTTATTAGTATCATAAGTAAGTACTCTATTAAGGTCTATTACTGTTTCAATATCTCCTAATAATACTTCTAACTCGTTAATAGGGTCCTCACCTTTAGTATACACTTTAATTGATAAATTTAAGTACGACCATTTAAACCCACCTGGTAAATACTCCCTAGACTCTGGTCCTGGGGTAATATATACCGATGGAAAATCAAATACTTCATCCCAGAATTTAGTTAAAGCATAAGTAGTATTACTAATATTAGATGTATAACTTGTACCATCAATAGTTTTTAATTTTTCTACTAAAGCATTTGTTATTGAACTTCTAACACTCATGTTGGGCTAACCTTTAATCTATTAGTAACTAATGAAGAAGCTACTTCTCTTATGCTTTTTCTAATTAAGATGTTAGGGTCTCTAGAGGCTGGATACCCTTGTCTTCCTCCGGGTGCAAAAGTAGCGTAAGGATACTTCATATAATTATAAAATATTTCTAAATATCCTTCTCTATTTAATATAGCACGTTCTATTTTAGCAGTTTCTGCAAATCTTCCGGTTCTATAGTTAAGAATATCTCTTCTATCTCCGGTGCCCATATTTCTTTTAATATGGTCTTGTAATACTCCGTTAATTAGTGCAGTTATATTAGCTATACTTGTAAAACGCCCCTTTGAATCTCTTATCTTAGTTGAACGTGCATTTAAACCAGCCTTTAATTTTTTCAGATTAGATATTTCTAATCTGATTTCATTTTGTAGTTGCCTGATAGAGGCAGCATCTGGTTTAAATAACCTTAATTTTCCAGCTGGAACATTTTTTAGTGAGTAAGTTTTATCATTTTTAAATTTAGCATTATCAGGGTCTAAAATATGAAGTAACCTTAACTCTAGTAGCTCAAGAAATGAAGGAGACCCTCTTTTACTTGCTAACATTTTCATTAACTTAGTGGATGCTCCAGTTTCTTTTAAAGCCTTAGTAAGGGCATTATAAGAAGATTGAGGGCCATCTTTAAGGCTAGTAGCACTATTTATAAAAGCTCTCAAAGGCCCTGTAATAGTACCACTAATCCTACCTGATTCTTCGTTTGGCTTTTTTAATTGAAATTCAACTAGATGTTTGTTATACTTTTTAGTAGAATGTGCTACAATAGTTCCAAAAACCTCAGGAATATTTGATGATGCTTTATCCAATTCTTCTAAATGTTTTAGAATATGTTCTAATATACCAGATAATTCTTTTACAGTGCTATGTTTTGATGAGGAACTTTTTATTCTCTGAACTACAGTACCTAAGGAAGCTGTAGCTAATGCTCTTACATGTCCTTTATGATAATGGTCAGAAACTGCTATTTCTTCCTTTCCAAATATATCATCTAGTATTTCATCAATCCCATTTTTTCTATCTTTAGGAGTAGTATAATATACTTCATTAAAAACTAAATGGGTAACACCTTTTTTAGTTGTAAAATATTTAACAGGTAAATTATTTTTTGATCTTTTTTCAAAAGCAGTTTTAGCTAATTTTAATCTTTTAACAATCTCTTCATCTGATATCTCAGTTTTATCAAAAGGTTTCATTACTTTTAACATTCTGCGAATGTCTAATGAGGATATTGTAAAACTAGTCTTACCTTTTGTAATCTCTTTAGGGCGTAAATCTTCTGC